CGTCGCCGTAGCCGTAGCCGGAGCCGTCGCCGTAGCCGTAGCCGGAGCCGTCGCCGTAGCCGTAGCCGGAGCCGTCGCCGTAGCCGTAGCCGGAGCCGTCGATTACTCGGCCCATACCGGAACCTTTGCCAGCGCATCGCGCTCTCGACGCAGATTTTCTTTCTCAGCCGCGATGTCCAACCCATGCGGACACAGTGAAGTACAGGCAATTTCATGATCTGCTATTCGCGCCCGCGCCGCCGCGAGGTCGGCCTGTAGTGCGTCACGTTCGTCCATCGTGCCAACGTGGCGTTGATGCTCGTCGTGCAGATGAGCACGGAGGCTGTCTCGTTCTCTGATTGCTTCGCACAGCATGGACTCAAGTTTCGGGATGCGCTCGTCGATCCAGTTTGGATCAAGTGATTGACCACATTGCCCGCAGATTTCTCGATTCATTTCTTCTCCCCGGCGATGGCGGCGTTGAGTGCCGCTTCCTTTCGCAGCATTTCCTGCAAGCGTTGAATGGTTGCCAATTTGCCGCTAGGAAAATAGTCCTCGTTGTCCGGCTCTACTTCAAGCCGATAAACAAGCCACGCGACTAGCTCTGGCTCCATGTACGGTTGAATATCGACCCAATCGCGAGCAATCGAAAGATTTTCCAATGCGCTATAAGCCAATGGCGACAAGCCGCGTATATAGATGCTCATTTCTTCTCTCCGGCGAGGGCGGCGTCGATGCGCTCAACAAGACCAAGCGGCGACGTGTTTGAGTGCAGCCACAGCCGCTGCTTCAGCAGCGCCCGCGCCGCCGCGAGGTCTTGGCGGTAGGAGTCGCGTTCTGCTCTTGTGGCAACGAGATCACCCTCTGTTTCTTGGCACGCTTCCAAGATTCCCTGCGTAATTGCCTCTTTAAGATTCAGTCCCGCCGCGCCGCCATGCCAAAGGTCTGCGCATTCTTGTGCAATCTTTCTGGCGCGTTCTGGTGTCATTTCTCCCTCCTCAGCGTGACGCGAAGCTCATTGATCGCTTCTTCGACAAACGCGGTCGCCTGCTCGGTGTCGAACACTCCCGTAGGCTTAGGCTCCCAACAGAGTGACGACGCCCCGGCGAGTTCGTGCAGCACGCGAGAGAGCAACAAATCGCACTCTTGATTCGCCGCCCGCGCCGCCGCAAGTTCTCGGGTCAGTTCCAAAATTGTCGTCGGCGTAATCTCTGCATTCCATCTCGCCACGAGTTCCGGGGCTGCCCATTGATCGCTGCCAAGGATGTATAGACGATCAGCAAGCACTGCTATAGCCAATTGGCGCAGCACTCCCATGTTGTCATTTGTCATGGCGCGCCTCCCCGGCAAGGGCGGCGTCGATCAATGCTTTCGCGGTATGGTAGTACCCACGATCAATCCGTTCGCTAACAGCCGCTAGTGCCGCCCGCGCCGCTGCGAGTTGGGCGCGCAGCCGCTGTACCTCATCCACGGCAGCAATCACGGCGTCCTGTACGCCGCGCACCGGGTACGTCTGCGCGATGCGGCGCAGGTCTGATAGCACCTTATCCATTGCCGTAGCCGTCGCCGTAGCCGTAGCCGTCGCCGTCGCCGGAGCCGTCGCCGGAGCCGGAGCCGTCGCCGTAGCCGTAGCCGGAGCCGTAGCCGTAGCCGTAGCCGGAGCCGGAGCCGTAGCCGGAGCCGTCGCCGTAGCCGTCGCCGGAGCCGGAGCCGGAGCCGTCGCCGTAGCCGTAGCCGGAGCCGTCGCCGTAGCCGTAGCCGGAGCCGTAGCCGTAGCCGTAGCCGGAGCCGTCGCCGTAGCCGTAGCCGGAGCCGTCAATCACTCGGCCCATACCGGCACCTTTGCCAGTGAAACGCGCGCCTTGTCAGTAATCGGAATGATTTCGATCACGCCGCGCAACAGCACCTCCGCAACCGCGCAGGGGAACTTGCACGCCTTCGGTTGCGATGTGCCATCCGTAGCCAATTGCGACAGTGAAGCGGCGCCTTTCCAAAACCAGATTCGGCGCGCGTCAGTGAGCATTGCCACTTCGCCGTCCAGCGATTGCAGCGTTCCTGCAAACACGCCCGCCGAGTACGTCCGCACCATGCAATACCGTCCGATCAAATCCATTCCTTGCCTCCGTTCAGTTAGAAAAACGCCTTCCAAACCGCCCATGCCGTGAGCAGCACAAAGCACCAGATAAGCAGACCGCCAATGACGCCGGCCACGATCCCGCGAGCGGCCCGCCGGTGCGCCGGGACGTAGCGGATCTCGCGGGGCAGGCTGATGCCGGCGTCCATCAGGTTGCGCTTCATGACCATCGTCGACGTGTGATCGTCGCCCCATTCGTAAGGCCGCTTGGGGATCAGGTGCAGCCGGCCAGGATTCATCCCGCTATCGTGTCTCATATCTCGAGCTCCTCGGGCGACTCGCCGGGAACGTCCCACGGCAGGTCGTCGATGAAATCAGCACTGCGCGGCATCGGCGTGCGCGCCTTGGGCGACGGAACAATCCGCGCATGCCCAAACACGCCCTTGAACTGATCGACGCCCTCGTCGCCCAGCAGGCGCTTGTCATCGGCGGCGACGAACTCACGCGACAGGTACTCGGGCTGGCGAAAGAACGCCCCCGTCAATTTGTTGCGCCAGGTGGTGACGCCATCCTCGTCGTTCTCGATTTCGGCAAAGTTCTCGACCAGCCGCGGAATGTAGCGATGGTCGTCGCAGCCGATGCGCTGAAACTCGATCGGGATCGCGTCGCGGTCGTTGTGCGCGCACGTCCAGGTGCCATCGCGCTCCGGCGTGGCATGGGCACAAGTGCGGCAGGAAACCGCCGGTGCGGCCGTGTCATGGCAGAGCGAGTAGAACGAGCACCACTTGCACAGGTAGAACGCGGCGTCAGTGCTGATCCGCTCCGGCGGCTGCTCGGCGAAGATGATCTTCTCGGCCCGCTCGAGCAGCGCCTTGGCCTTGTCGGCCTGGTACTCGGTGCGTACGGCGATCGTCTCGCGCCCGCCGGGAGTGCTCACGGTCAGGTAGTGGCGCTTGAGCTCGGCCAGTTTCATGTAACCCTGCGCTTGTCCGAAGTAGACCGCATCCCAAGCCTCGAGCGCATCCTTCTCGCCCTTCTCGGCGATGAGCTTCTGCAGCGCCTTGTACTTGGCCTCGTTGACCTGCTTGTGCTCCCATACATGCCACGTCTTGGGTGCCTGCAGCAGGCCCAGCACAACGCCGTCCATGTGCCCGCGCAGGTGCCCGCCGCAGGCCTGCAGAGCGAACTGCTCGCCATGCTCGTCGGTGGTGAGCAGCGTCAAGCCGGGCACCAGCCGCAACCGGGCGGCCTGCAAGGCCTCGCCGGCGTGCCCGTCAGCAAAGGCCTTGAGCGTCTTCGCCGAGTGGCGCTCGCGCACCGCCCAGCGAAAGCGCAGCCAGAGCTTCCTGGCGCATTCATCCCCGGCCGAGCTCATGCCGAAGTACGGCCGCGCCTCCTCGCCGGCCGCGGACGCCTCGAGTGCGGCGTCGATCGCGGCCAGCGTCGGGTCAGCATGCAGGTCGGGCAACGCAGCCATCAAGCAACCCTCTTCGCCCAGGGCCGTGCTGGCGCCGCCGCGGGCGTCGCCGGAGCCGGCTTGGCGGCCGGCTTAGGCGCTGGGACAGCACCGCCCGCAGCAAAGTACGCCTTGATCCGGTTGTTCTCGTTGCCATCCTTGGTCTCGATCCCGACCTCGATGACCAGCGGCCGGTCGTGCAGCTCGGCCGAGTCGGACGCCTTGGTCACGCCCAGCGCCTGGTAGATGGCGGCGAGCTCGCGCTTGGCAATGTCGACCGCAGTCGCGTTCGGGTTGTCGAGGTTGAGCCGCGACCAGACCTTGCGGTTGGCGTGCGGGCCGTCGGTGATGGTGAACTCGAGCTGCAGGTAGGCACCGCTGCCGCTCTTGGTCGGCTTATCCTCGGAGGCGGTGATCATCGCGTTGTAGCGGCCGCGCGGGAGCACGGTCATCGGTTGCAGCGGTTTGACTTCGTCGGCGTTGAAGAAAGACAGGTCGGCCATGATGGATCCTTAGTTGGCTTGTTGGGTGGTGGTAATCGCTTGCTCCAACGCGTCCCAGGACAGCGGCAGCGACTCGGGCAACGAGTACCGATTCTTGGCGAGGTAGGCCGGCTTCTCGGTGGTGTACAGCAGCCGCTCGCCGGTCGTGATGCCGCGGCTCACCTTCTGGTTGAAACCCACGTCGTCATGCCGCACGACGGTCTTGAAGTTTGCGAACAGCACGGCGTCGCACCACTCCTGCACCAAGGCCGAGGAGCGCGCCTGCAGCTTGGGCTGGTACCGCTCGAAGGGCTCGACCTCGGGGCTGTCGAAGCGCTTGATCTCGCAGTGGGCAAGCAGCACGACCACCATGCCCTTCTCGTTGCGCAAAGCGTTCAGCCCGTCGAGCACCTGGCGCCAGTAATCGGCGGCGATGACTGCACCCTTGCCGTAGGCTAGGTCCTTGGCTTCGTACTTGGCGTTGACGTCCTGCCAGATGAGGTTGTCGAGCCAGTCCAGCGAGTCGATGACGACGGTGCGGAATTCGTGTGCTTCGTTGTATAACGCGCCGAGCGCGTCGATCACGCTGTCGAACGACTGCGCCAGCGGGAAGTGATCGACCTCGAGAATGCCGAGCCCGTCCTCGGTCAGGATGAAGATCGGCGCCGGGGCGCTGGCCCCGAACGTCGTCTTGCCCAGGCCGTGAGGCGCGTACATCAGCAGGCGCGGCGGCTTGAGGTCCCGGTTGCGGGCAACGGAAGCGAGCGAGACAGCCATGTCAGACCTCCTCGACGCTCACGGCAGCCTTCGCCGGCTTGCTGGTGACATACACGGCCACGCTCGGGTACAGGTCCGGGTGGTTCTCCTGCAGCCGGCGCAGGGCTGGCAGGGAGAGATCGGCCTTCCAGGTGAACACGTCCTGGGCGAAGGCACTGAGGCTGTTCCAGTGCGCCTGCAAGGCCTTGGTATCGACCGTGCGGGTTAGCTTGCTGGTCACCTTGACCCGGTACTTTCCGGCATCGACGGTTTGCGTGCCCTCGACCGCGAGCGGCAGGGCCTCGACGATCTGCTCCTCGATCTCGAGCCGGCGCGAGTTGGCGGCCCGCTCGTCGGCCTTGGCGGCTTGCCAGGCGGCGGCGAGTTCGGCCAGCGTCAGGGGTGCGTTCATTGTGTTTGCTCCTCGATCGCGGTCACGCCAGCGGTCTCGACCTCGACGCCCGAGGCGATCAGGTCGACGAGCTCGTCCTGGGACGCCACGCCACAGGCAAACGTCGTGCGGGCGACGTGGGCCAGTGCCTGCGCGCGGTTGGTGGCGCGCACCAGGCGCGCGGACTGTCCGTCGGTAACGGAGTAGATGCGGTTCATGAGCCTCCTTGTAATGGTTGGTTGATAGTCAGGCGGCTTCGCCGGGAACGCCCCAGGCGGGCTTAGCGCCGTCGCGAATCCACAGCCGGCGACGACGCAAGAAGCGGACGGCGTGCAAATATTTCGCCTGGTGCGAGCGGTTGGCCGGGTGCGACCATTGCGCCATCTCGCGCAAGGCGTAAGCGGTCACGCGCCGCAGTTCGTACACGTTCCCCATCTCACCTCCAATATCCGAGCGCCGCAGCCAGATCGGCCGCCGCCGACTTGATCCCGCGCCACGTCGGCGCCGGCCGTAGGTGCGGCGGTAGCACGGCCGGCTTCGGATTCGCTGCCTGGCGCCGCATCCGCGCGTTCGCCTTGACGCTGGCCTTGACTGCGTTCGCACGGTGTCGTGGCTGGATCTCGACGTTCACATCGCGCTTTACTCGCGGCGTCCGATTGCCGCTGTTGATACGCCCGCAGCCGCATGACCGCACGTTGTGCGTCTTCGAGGTCAGGCTGTGCCCGATGACGGTCGTGTGCTGGCCGCACGCGCAACGGCACACCCATGCGCTGCGGCGGCGTCCGTTCGGGCTGACGTGGTTGTCGGCCCTATGCAGCACGGTCAGGCGGCCGAAGGTGAGTCCGGTGAGGTCTAGGGCGGCGCTCATGCGGCGCTCTCGGCAAACAGATCGCCCGACTCGCGTAGCGCGTTCTGCAGGTTGCGTACCGCCTGCTCGTAGTAGCTGCGCTTGAGCTCGATGCCGACGAAGCGCCGCTGCATCTGCAGGGCGACGTAGCCTTCGCTTCCAATGCCGGCGAACGGCGACAACACGACATCGCCGGGGTTCGTCCATAGGTCAATGCCGCGCCGGATCACCTCGAGCTGCAGCGGGCAGATATGCCGCTCGTCGTTGTGCTCGCGCGCGCTGCGGTATTGCAGCGTGTCGGACGGGTCAATATCCATCCAGACCGGGCTGGCCACCTTTTGCCAGTTACTAACCGGATAGTTGTCGTGGGTGTGCTTCACGCGCTCGAGTACGTCGCCCGGCGTGCGCATGGTGATGAGATAGTCTGGTATCCCCTGGCGGCACATGCTGGCGTTTTCTCGCACGGTTTTATGAAGCAGGCCAAGCGCCTTGGTGCGCTGCATTTGCGTGACCGGGTCTTTCCAGATCACCGTCTCGCTGTGGAAAATGAAGCCTTTGGCCTGGAATGCGCGGATCAGGTCGCCGCGGAAATCCTTGAGCCCGATGAACCCGTCGCGCTCTTTGCTGGCCGGGAACAGCATGCAATGGAAGCTCACATTACGGCCCGGCTGCATGACGCGCGCCAGCTCGTCGACGAGGAATCCGAAATGCTCGAAAAACTCCTCGTTGTCGCGGCAATTGCCCATGTCGCGCGGGCTGTTGCTGTAGGTATACAGCGACGAGAACGGCGGCGAGAATATCGAATAGTCGATGCTCTGCGCCGGCAGGCCGCGCATGGCCTCGACGCAATCGCCGTTGATGATGGTGTAGCCGTCGCCGACCACTTGATCTATCGCATTCATGCTACGCTCCTGAGCCACTCCGGAGCGGCAACGCGCCGATCGGCTCGATAGGTGTTCGTTTCGCGGGTCACGCCAAGCACTTCCGCGCGTACCGCTGACAATGTTTCTGCTGACAACTGCTCAGCCATAGTCCGCGCGGCAACTTCCTTGCGCTGCAGGTTGGCGACGACCGCGCCTTCGGTGGCGCTAGCAAACACATGCACGTCAACCGGACGATGTTGTCCAAATCGCCAACAGCGGCGCACCGCTTGGTAATACGCTTCGTAGGAGTCCGTCACGCCGACGAATGCCATTCGCGCGCAGTGCTGCCAGTTCAAGCCCCAGCCGGCAATGCTCGGCTTCGTCACCAGGACGCGAATGCGGCCGTGCGCGAAGTCGTGCAGGCGGCGCTCTTTCACGTCCGCATCGTCGGCGCCGCGGATCGACACCGCGTCCGGTATCGCCGCGCAAAGCGCGTCGTCCTCAGCGTTGAGGTCGCACCAGACGACCCACGGCTCGCGATCGGCGTTGACTAGCGCGGCGCACTCGGCGACGCGGTCGACGATGCTCTCGCGGCGTGCGTTGCGGCGGTCCATGAGCGTCTGCGCTTCATGGTGAAACAGCGCCCCCTGCGGCTCGTAGCGCGGCTCGATGACGTGCTGCTGCACGTTGAGCGGCGGCAGGTCGTACATCGATGCATCGTGACCGAGGTCAGACGGCGAGCGCACCAAGGCTCCCCAGTGCGCGACCCAGCGCCAGAATATCTCTCGCGCATGGCCTTTGAGGCGCCATACCTGCGTCTCGGCGCCGTCGTGGACGAAAAACTCGGCCAGCATCTCGGTGCGCGACCGGATGCCAAGGAACTCCGCGTGCGTGCCGAGCTCGGTCCAATCGTTCGGCGCCGGCGTCGCGGTCGCGCAAAGTTTGTATGGCGTGGCGATGAATGCGTCGATGAGCTGCTGCAGCGTCTTCGCCGTGTGATGCTTGATGATCGACGACTCGTCGAGAACGACGGCGCCGAAACGCTCCGCATCGAACAGATGCAGCCGGTCGTAGTTGGTAACGTTGATGCCGCTCCGCACGTCAGAGTCGCTGCGCGCGTGGGTGACCTCGACGCCGAGCGCCGCGCCTTCCTCGGCCGTCTGCTGCGCCACGGCCAGCGGTGCCAGGATCAGCACGTCGCAGCCGACGTTCTTGTGCAACAAATCGGCCCAGGCGAGCTGAATCCGCGTCTTCCCCAGCCCGGTGTCGGCAAAGATCGCCGCGCGTCCGCGCCGCAGCGCAAACCGCGTAAGGTCGCGCTGATGCGGCATCAAATCGTACCGGCTGCAGTCGGCGTCGATGCCAACCTGCGGCACGGTAGATAGCTTTCTGGCGATGAACGCGTCGTAGTTCACAGCCACCCCACGAGCAGCACGCCCAGCACCAGGATCGCCACGATGCCGATACACGCATCCCCTAATTTCTCGTGCCACGTCTCGTCGTGTTCACTGCGCATGGTCGGCCTCGATCCAGACGTAGCCCAGGCCGGCGCAGTAGACGCAGCGGTCGCCGTGGCCGTGGCCCAGGTCGTCGACGCGCGTCTCGCGCCAGCCGGTCCCGCCGCAGAGCGAGCAGCTCGCCTGCATCAGCGGCACGGGCGGCCTCGCGTTCAACAGCTCGGGATAATCGGTATTGATGTTTGTCATTTGCCTGCCTTGTCTCGCCTTGCCTTGCCTTGCCAACCCTGGCCTGCCCTGCCCAGCCGAGCCTAGACCCGACGAGCTCTGCCTGCCGCGCCATGCGTTGCTAGTGGAGCGCCTGAACAGCAGCGCCAGCCGTTTGCAACGCGGTAATTGCCATCGCGATCCGCGCCATCCGCTCGCCGTCGTCACCAGGCAAGGCGGTTGCCGCGTCGCGCAACTCTTCGGCTGCGCGGATTGCTGCGGTCATCTTCGCGGTCAGCGCCGACAGCGCGCGAGCGAAGGCGTCGGTGTCCTGCACGACGACTGACGTCGTCTGATAGACGCCTTCGTTGGAGTCGGACTCCTCCTTTTGCGCAGCAGTCGGAGGAACCCATACGTAAGGGTCCGCTCGCGTGCTTCCGTCCGGCAGCTCGATCACCGGCACAATCAAGCGGATCAGCGTGCGGGCCTGCATCAGACGATACTTGTGCCCGGCCTTCTTGTTGTCCCACTCGAACTCGCCATGCAACGGTGAGTCCTTCGGCTCCGCTTCCGCGACCACGACCGATGCCTGCAGGCCACCGTGCTGGGCATTGATCCGCGCCAGCTCTGCCGCCACCTCTTTCTTCGCTTGCTTCACTTTCTGGTTTGCCATTTCATTTCTCCGTGTTTGCCTGCCATGCCTTGCCATGCCTTGCCACGCCCTGCCGCGCCGAGCCCCGCCCAGCCTGCCATGCCCTGCCGCGCCGAGCCTTGCCCTGCCGCGCCGAGCCTGCCTATCCTGGCCCAGCCTGGTCTGGCCTAGCGCACCAGCTCAAACGTTCCCCAGCCCAGCCCGGCGCTCTCCCGCGAGTCGGGCCTGCCTTCGCCGATCCCGACCTGCTGCCCAACCCGGTTCATCAAGTTCGCCACGTCGGTCGCGGTGAACTGGTCCGCGTCGTAACGGACCTTGACCTGCGCCGACCACTCGCGCCACATGGGACGCACGCGGATGTCGGCCACACCGGTCGCGTTGCGCACCGCCATGTCGACGCGCTCGGGATTGCCATTCAGCTTGATCAGCGGAATGCCGTCGATCTGGTCGAAACCGTCTGCCAGCACGAACACCGACAACTTCGCCAGCGTCATCTTGAAGCCGACCAGGCGGCAAGCGCTGATCATGGCCTGCCGAAACGCCGACGCCGGGATGCCGTGCCAACCTTCCGCGGTGACGTGCATCGCCTGCTTGTAGTCGTCGTCGAAGTCGCGCGCCTCGCGCACTTTCTTGCCGCGCGCCACGCTGCCGGCTTCCATCTTCGACTTCATCGCCTGCATCGCCTTACCGCTGAACCGGGCCTGCACATACGGCGCCGTGCCGCGGATGTTGAATGCGACCGTCCTGATGTCCGGGGCCTTGATCGCGACGGGTGTCGCTGTTTCCTTTGCCTTCGTTGCCATTGCAGATCTCCACTGTTTGCGGACATTGCTCCGGCTGTCCGCGTGCCGGTTGTTGCCTGCCATGCCATGCCGCTCCGAACCGAGCCGCGCCGCGCCCTGCCCTGCCTGCCTTGCCGCCCGTCCTACTGACCTCGCGGCCCTTAGCTGCCAGCCGGGGCTGGCCTTATGCGGTCGGGTGAGCGGGGCGCCTTGCTCGGGCGCGTCGGTGAGGCTTGAGCCGACGGTTTGAAGCATAGGCGAAACTATGCGGCAAGTCAATAGGCGCATCTATGCGATTGCGCACGACTTCGCGCCGACGTCCGGCCGGATGGTCTACTTGCGGACTTTGCGCGGGGCCGGCAGGGGGCGCGGCCGGGTAGGGATTGTGGTTCGTTGGGGCTGTGGCCGGCTGGGAATTGAGCAGCGCCGTACCAGCCGCCAGCCAGGCGCGCTGATTGGCGCTCGACAGCCGTCTATAGGTGTCGACGACCTGCGCTTCCTCGACGTTCTGGTCAATCTGGGCCACCGGAGATCCGGCGCCGGTCCAGAGATAGTAGGGATTGGCGCTCAACGCGCCCGCGAGCCGCATCAGCGTGGCGGCGCGCAGGGATTTGGTGTTGCCGCTTTCAATGGACGAAAGCGACGGCTGCTTGATGCCAATCCGGCGCGCAAGCTCCGGCTGGGACAGCCCGGCGCTCTCGCGAAGGAGTTTGATCCGGCCGCCAATGGACATGTCCACATCGTCGCACCGTCGGCGATAGATGCCCCTATTGCAATCGATGATAGATGCGTCTATGATTTCGCCATGCGTACCGAGGACGTAATCCAGCATTTCGGCTCCCAGGCCGCCGTCGCGCGGGCGCTCGGCATTGCGCAGCCAAGTGTGGCGACGTGGCGCGAGTCTCCGCCGCCGCTGCGGCAACTTCAGATCGAGCAGATCACCGGCGGCAAGCTGCGCGCCGAGCCGTCTATTTTGGCGCCCAAGGCTGCCGCCTGACTCCATGTCGCGCGACCTGCAGCTCAAGGTGATGCTGTCGCCCGAGGAGTACGTCGCGTTCAAGGCGATCTGTGACGAGGAAGGGCAGTCGCAGTCCGGCATGGCGCGCTCCTTCATCAAGCGGTACATCCACTCCTACGCCTTGAAGGATGCGGCGAACGCCAGCCCCAAGGCTACGGACGAACCCGGCCAGGAATAGGACCATGCTTTCCCCCACGCGCCGTGCGCAATCGCCGACGGCCCCGCCGCCTAACTCCACGGCGGGTGGCACCCAACGGCGCGGGCTTTCCCATCTCGAGGAGCAGTTCGCCGTGCAACTGCGCGCCGCAGGATTGCCCGAGCCCGTCAGGGAATATCGCTTCGCGCCCCCGCGACGTTTTCGCTTCGATGCAGCTTGGCCTGACTTGCGCGTTGCCGTTGAGATCGACGGCGGCGTCTGGTCCGGGGGCCGCCATACGCGCGGTTCCGGGTTCCTGCGAGACTGCGAAAAATTGAACCTTGCTGCGCTCGCCGGTTGGGTCGTGTTGCGCTTTTCGGGTGATCTCGTTCGTTCAGGCGAAGCCGTGCGTATGGTGACGATAGCGCTTAATCAGCGCGCAGCTATAAACGTGAACGTCAGGGAAGCAGCGTGATTACAGCCGAAGAAGTAAGGACATGGCTGCACTATGACCCTGCAACCGGGGTATTCACTAGGCGCACGGGGCGAAACGCTGGGCATGCGGTTGGAACAAAGATGGCCGGCGGGTACGTCATCATCAATTTGAATAGAAGGGCTCAATACGCCCATCGTCTCGCTTGGTTGTATGTATACAGAGAATGGCCAGACAAGGACATCGATCACATCAATTCGGTGCGTGACGACAATCGAATTGTCAATCTACGTCGCGCCACCCGAGCCGAAAACCTAGCGCACAAAGGAACTAAGAACAAGACCGGGTTCAAGGGCGTCTTAACGCACATAGATCCTCGTCGCAAAAAGCGATTTGGGGCGCAAACATCGTGGGGAGGGGAGTACAAGTTTCTTGGGTGGTACGCAACCGCAGAAGAAGCTGGCGAGGTCTATCGCAAGGCTGCAGTCGCTCAGTTTGGTGAGTTTGCACAATGGTAACTGTAAACGAGTGCGGAGCTCGCGCATGAGCCTCTCGGCCAACTGGTCCCGCCGTCGCACGGCCGCGGCCGTCACCTCGGTCAACGCCGAGCAGGCCGTCACCCCCGGATCCAGACTCGACTTCGCCCTGCGCTACGCTGCCATCGGCTGGCACGTCTTCCCGGTCTGGGGCGGCAAGGAAGGCAAGTGCCGCTGCGGCACCGAGTGCACCAGCCCAGGAAAGCACCCGGTCGAGCCCCTCGCCCGCCGCGGCTACCTGTCGGCCACCACCGACCCGGCCCTCATCCGCCTCTGGTGGACCCAAGACCCCGAGGCCGGCATCGGCGTCAACCTCGAGGCGTCCAGCCTCGTCGCCGTGGACATCGACCCGCGCAACGGCGGCCTCGAGACGATCGACCAGGTCGAGGCCGAGCACGGCCCCCTGCGCTCGGACGTGATGCAGTTCACCCAAGGCGGCGGCGAGCACCGCGTCTTCAGCCTCGCCGGCACCTGCTCTTTGCCGGGCAAGCTCGGCCCCGGCATCGACCTCAAGCGCTCGGGTTACATCGTGCTCGCCCCCACCCAGGGCGTGCTCGGCAAGTACGATTGGGAAGCCTCGAGCGACCCGCTCGAGGGCGCCGTGCCCTCGCCCCTGCCGGATTGGATCAGGGACCTGCAAGGCCCGGCACCGCAGCCCGGAAAGCCCGACCTGTTCGGCACCCGCTTCGCCACCCCGGCCCAAGTGGCCGAGCTACGCGAGGCGATCGCCTTCCTCGACGCCGACGATCGCGACACCTGGATCCGCTGCGGGCTCGCCTTGCGCTCCCTAGGCCAAGCCGGATGGAGCATCTGGACCGAGTGGAGCCAGTCCTCGACCAAGTTCAACCCGGTGGACCAGATTCGCGTCTGGCGCTCATTCAAGCCGGCCGGGATCAACTTCGAGTCCGTCTTCTTCGCCGCGCAGCAGCAAGGCTGGGTCAACCCGCTGGCCGGCATGCTTCCGCCCGCCAAGCCGATGCCGGAGCCCGCCACGGCGCCACCGGATCCCGTCCAGCGCGTCTTCAGCCTGCCTGGCGTCCTCGGTCAGGTCGAAGCCTGGATCAACGCCACCAGCCGCAAGCCGCAGCCGATGTTCGCCACCCAGGCCGCGATCGCCTTCGGCTCCATCATTCTCGGCCGGCGCTACGTCACTACCCAGCGCAACTGGCCCAGCCTGTACCTGCTCAACATCGGCAAGAGCTCCTCCGGCAAGGAGCACGCCAAGTGGGCGCTGGAGCGCCTGCTCGATGCCTGCGGCCTCGGACGCCTGATCGGACCATCTGGCTACACCAGCGACTCAGGAGTGCTTTCTACCCTGCACGGCAAGCCGGCGCACCTGGCCGTCATCGACGAGTTTGGCAAGGTGCTTGAGGCGGCCAGCGTCAGGCACGCCCCGCGCGCTGCCTCGACCATGCGGGCGCTGATGGAAGTCTGGGGTCGCTGCGACGGCACGCTGCGCCCGCAGGGCTACAGCACGTTCGGCCTGTCCGACCAGGACGCCGACGCCAAGGCCGACAAGACCGTCATCAACCCGGCTCTCACGCTACTGGGCATGACCACCCCGGACACCTTCTTCGACACCATCGGTTCGGCCGCCGCGCGAGATGGGTTCCTCAATCGGTTCCTCATCGTCGAGTCTGACATCGGCCGGCAGGTGGGGCAGGGCGTCGATCCTCTGCCGGTACCGCAGACGGTCATCGACTGGGCAAGGGAGCACCAGGAACCGCGCAACCTGATCGAAGCTGCCGCCCTGCCTGGAGTTGCCGCCAACGCCCGCATCGTCGCCTTCAGCCCCGGCGCCACGCTGGCCTTCGCCGCATTCGAGCGGCGCTGCCTCGAGCTCATGGATCAGCACGACGCCGACGGCCTGGGTGAAATGTTCGGCCGCACCTGCGAGATCGCAATGCGCCTATCCCTCATCCTCGCCGTTGGCAACAACGAGCAGGCCGTCAGCCGGGAGTGCGCCCAGTGGGCCATCGAATACGCCGAGCATCACGCCATCCGCACGGCCAACCGGCTCAAGGACTCGGTAGCGGACAGTGACTTCGAGGCGCTCAAGCTGCAGGTGCTGGCCTGCATCAGGAAGGCAGGCCCACGCGGGCTCACCGAGCGCGACCTGAACAAACAGTCGCGGAAGTTCCGCGCCGTCGACCAGAGGCAACAGGTCAACGTCCTCAACTCGCTGGCCTTTGCCGCCGACATCCAGCGGGTGGAGTTTCCCCCTGCGTCCGGGCGCGGCCCAGGACGCAAGGTTTGGGTCATCGCGCCGACAGATGCCGACACCGCTGTCCCCAGCTAAAAACCAAGCCTGGCGCTGGTTTCAGCCAATACGCCGACAACGCGACGGGGTCTGTTTGTCCCTTTTTTCCGCTGTGGGTAGTAATAGAGGGAGAGAGAGTGTGTGTTTTGTAGTCATATATGGCTATAAGCCAAGCCTGGCGCGGGTTTTAGGCGGGGACAGAGGTGTCGCAAAACGTCCCCATTCGTCGGCAACGCCATGACCGACGCCGCCGACCGCGCCGAGGAGGAGATCGAGATGGAGCTCGCCGAGGCGCTGCGCAAGCGCAAGCCACCCTGGCCGGTAGCCATCGGGGCCTGCCACTACTGCGGAGAGCCGCTGGAGAACGGCCAGAGGTGGTGCGACGCCGACTGCGAGCGGGGATGGGAGCACGAGCAGCTGAGGAGGCGACAGAATGCCAGCGAAGAATCCTGACACCGGATTGACGCCGCGTCAGGAGGCATTCGCCACCGGGATCGCCTCCGGCCTGTCGCAGGCAGACGCCTATCGGGCAGCCTATCCGCGATCGGCCAAGTGGCAGGAAAAGAGCGTTTGGGAGCGCGCATCGGCGCTCGCCGCAAATGCCAAGGTTTCGGCAAGGGTTGCGTTTCTGGGAGCCAAAGCAGCGGCGGCCAACGACGTAACCGTCGAGCGCGTCGTGCGCGAGCTCGCGCGGATCGCCTTCGGTGATCGCCGGGACCTGATGGAGTGGGGGCCCGATGGCGTGCGGCTCAAAGACTCCGGCGAGTTGACCCACGACCAGGCCGCCGCAGTTGCCGAGGTTTCCGAGACGACCAACCTCCATGGTGGCTCGATCAAACTCAAGGCGCACGACAAGGTCAAGGCGCTCGAGCTGCTCGGCCGGCACCTGGGCGTGTTCGCCGAGGACAACAAGCAGGCCAATCCGACCGGCTTCGATCCAGGCAAGTTTTTCGCCGACCTCTTTCGCAAGCCGGAGGCCGGTTGACCTACCACGCCGGCCAGCTGCAGATCCTTCGCAACGCACGCCGCTTCAATACCGTGGCGTGCGGCCGTCGCTTCGGCAAGACAGCGATGGGCTTGGGCTTGACTGCCATGGGATGGCCTGGTTGCCTCAAAGGCCTGGCACAAGGCTACGACGTCGGCTGGTTCGCACCGAACTACAAGTACCTGGATGAAGCCTGGCGCAAGGCCAAGTTGGTGTACGGCGAGCAGAACATCGTCGCGCGCACTGACAGCCAGCAGCACCGCATCGAAATGACGACTGGCGGTACCCTGGAATTTTGGACCCTCGATGACGACGACGCTGGGCGCAGCCGGAGGTATGGACTGATCGTCGTGGACGAGGCCGCGATGGCGCGCAGGCTCGAGCCGGCCTGGCAAGCTGCCATTCGCGCCACCCTGACCGACTTTCAAGGTGGCGCTTGGTTCCTGTCGACGCCCAAGGGGCGCAACTTCTTCTTTCAGCTCAGCCAGCGTGGCGCCAGCGATCCGGACTGGGCTCATCATCACGCACCGACTACCGCCAATCCACACATTGACCCCGCGGAGGTTGAAGCAGCACGCCGGGATCTTCCCGAGCGCGTCTTCGCCCAAGAGTACGAGGCCGTCTTCCTCGAGGATGGCGGCGGTGTCTTCCGCAACGTCACGGCCTGCGCCACTGCGGATCCGTACCCGTTCGATCAGGACCCCGGCGACGGCCGCGCCTACGTCATAGGCGTCGACTGGGGCCGGCACAACGACTTCACCGTCATCACCCTGCTGGACGCCAGGGAGAAGCGCGTGGCGGCGCTCGATCGCTTCAACAAGATCGAGTATGCCTTCCAGCTCGCGCGGCTCAAGGCCCTGCACGCGCGCTACGCCCGGGCGCCGATCATGGCCGAGTCGAACAGCATGGGCGAGCCGCTGATCGAGCAGCTGCGCCGCGACGGCCTGCCGATCCGCGGCTTCCAGACCACCAGCGCCAGCAAGGCCGCCATCATCGAGGCGCTGGCGATCGCCTTCGAGCGTGGCGAGATCACGGTCCCGATGGACAAGGCGCTGGTCGAGGAGCTCATGGCGTTCGACCAGGAGCGCATGCCGTCGGGCGCCATTCGCTACGGCGCACCCCAGGGGCAGCACGACGACATGGTCATGAGCCTGGCTATCGCCTGGCACGGACTCATGTACGCGCAGACCACGCCCGACTATTCCAAGGGCGGCCTGCGCGCTGGTGCCTTCGATCGGGCGGCGCTGTGATCCTGGAAGAGATCGAGCTCCTGGTCGGAACCGAACGGCGGATGCGCTTCATGGCGCTATTTGCGGGGACCGATGTCACTTTTCCTAAGACGCAACGCGGTCCATTCTGGGACCAGCTGTCGCGCGCGCTCGGGAACGAGGCAGCCGAGCGGCTGCGGTTGCGGTACTCGGGAGAGCGCATGTACATCCCGCGCAACGAAGCCGAGGAGCGCGCGCGCAGGAACGCAGAGATTGCCGCGCGCATCGCAGCCGGCGAGTCACCGGCCTACGTCGCGCGCACCTACCGCGTCATGTCGACCCTCAGCGCCAGGCACATCCGGCGCATCGTGGAAAAGGCGGGAACCGTGCTCAAGCCTACCCAACCCGAACTGTTCGGCGACCAATGAACCCACTGGCCCGCCTGCGCCAACGCTTCTTCCCGACCGCCGAGCTCGCGCCGAAGATCGAGCAGCCGCTCTATCGCCAGACCGCCGTCTACAAGCTGTTCGATTGGCTTGCTGGAATCCCGGACCCCGACGAGGTTCTGCGCCGCACCGGCCGCACCCGCGCCGACTTGCGCCAGCTGCTGCGTGATGCCGAGGTCTCCCAGGCGATCGACACCCGGCGCGAGGCCGTTCTGGCGACGCCTTGGCGCTTCGAGCCCGGGTCATCGCGGGCCGAGAAGTTCATCCTCGCCGAGATCGCGCCGCACATGCACAAGCTGGTCGGCGCAGCCTGGCAGGCGACGCTGTACGGCTACTCGGTGGTCGAGCTCGTCTACGGCAGGCGTGGCGCGAAGATCGGCGTCGATGCCGTCCACGAGCCGCCGTTCGAGTGGTTCCGCCCGCTTCCCGACGGCAGCCTGCGCTACTTCCCGGAAACGGGGGAAGGCGGCGCAACCGGAATCGAGTGCGATCCACGCAAGTTCTTCCTGGCCGCGCGCAACCCATCGTACCGGAACCCCTTCGGCGAGGCGCTGCTGTCGGTCCTGTACTGGCCGGTGTCCTGGCGACTGCAGGGCTGGCAGCTGTGGCTGAACTTCCTGGAGACGTTCGGCGCGCCGATCGTCATCGGCAAGACGGCGTCCTACGATCGGTTCGTCGCCGCCATGCAGGCCCAGGGTGTGACGCGGACGGTCGGCTGGCAGGCGATGGCGCCGGACGAAGAGGTAACCACGATCACTGCCTCGACCGCGGGCGAGTTCGAGCGTCTCGAGTCCGCCCTCGATCGCTGCATCCAGCGCGTCATCCTTGGGCAGACCCTCACCAGTGACGTTGGCAAGTCGGGCAGCTATGCCGCGGCCAAGGTGCACGACGAGGTGCGCGAGGACAAGCGGCGGGCCGACGTGCGCATGGTCTCCAACGCCGTGCAGCACCTGGTCAACGCCCTCTGGCAGCTCAACGGCTTCCCCGGCGCCGCGCCGCAGTTTGTCATGCAGGACGACATCGGCCTTGAAGTCGAGCGCGCTACTCGCGATGGAGGACTGGCGGAAAAGAACGGGGTCCGCTTCACCCCTGAATATTTCATGAACAACTATGGCTTCAGGCCCGACGATTTCACGATCGTCGACCCGAAGCCGCCGCCGACTGCAGGCGATCCGTCTGATCCATCCGCTCCAGCCAAACCGAACCTGGCCGCGTTGACGGCGCCGAGGTTCACGCCGCAACAGCAGGTCCTCGAGGACGGCATCGCGCAGCTGGCATCCGAGGCGGCGCTACCGATCCCCCTTGCCGAGCTACGCAGCGCCATCCTCGCCGCTGCCGACCAGGAGGAGCTCGAGGCCCGCCTTGCCGTGCTGCTAGACCGACAGGACCCCGCGTTCGCCGACCTGATAGCGCGAGCCACGTTTGCCGGGAACGTTCTCGGCTATCTCCACGCAGACGAAAGGTAATCGATGGCCTCATTCATTCCGACGAGCTTTTTCAACGACGTGTTCAAGGGCAACATCGACTGCGACACGGACACGTTCAAGCGGATGTTGCTCGGCTCGGGCGCATCGGCGCTGACGAAGGACAACCTCGACAAGCGGGCCGACGCGACCTCCTACGAGGTGACGGGCACCGGCTACACGGCCGGCGGCGCGACGGTTACGGTCACGGTGCCGGCGGTCGACACGACGAACGACCGGCAGGACATCACGCTTGGGCAAACGGCGTGGTCGTCGTCCACGATTACCGCGTACTACTCCTTCACCTACAAGTCGCGCGGCGGCGCGGACACGGCCGACGAGGCGGTGTTCCTCAACGATTTCGGCGGCGCCGTCAGCACCACCAACGGCACTTTCACTTGCAACGCGGACACCATCCGCGTCCAGAACTAAGGGGGCACCATGAGTCAGGAAAAGATCGACGCGCTTGTTGCGAAGTCGCAAGCCCTCGGGGCGGAAATCGACCTGTTGCGCGAGCAGCGGCGTGCCATCAACGACCAGATTCAGCAGTTGCAGGGCGAAATGGCGCTTGCCGCCGCTTTGGAAGCGAACCCCGCGATCAAGCACGCCATCGCCCCGGGCGCGACCGTGAGCGTGAGCGCGGCCGATGTCATCCGCGCAATGGCCGCGGGGTTGCCGAAGCAGTAGCGTGAGTCTCTCGCTGCAACCATTCGACGACCTGATATTCATCATGCGTCTGGTGTCGTCCTCCTGCGAGTTCGACGGCGGGTCGCAATGCGAGGTCAAGTTGAAGGTCGAGAACCTGAGCCAAACGCACGGCGGCCGGCACGCGCAGCTCTACATCCAATGCGCGCCCGACGAGGCCGATCGCGCCATGATCGGCGACCAATACATCGTTCACCTGCGGAGGATCGGATGACGTTCGACGACATCGTGATCGCGCTGTCGCTGCTGTCTCTGGTGCTGACGGTGGCGTTGATGCTGATTCCTGTTCTGGTCGCCATTTCCACGCAATTTGTGCCGCCGGGTTGGCACGACCCCGCAGCAAGCGACGCGGCTGAAGCGCGGCGATATCCACTCGATGCCCATTAGGAGATTGTGATGGCGCTGTCTGTAGAGCAAATGGCGACACTGAAAGCGGCGATCATCGCGGACCCAGTACTCGCCGCCTATCCCGCCGGCAGCGATGGCGCGTACGAGATCGCATTGGCGTTGAACACGCTGGCCGATCAGGCGTTTATCGTGTGGCGCACCAACGTGAGCGTAGACGCGATCATGCGCAACGGCATGGACTGGGCGCGGGTGGACAACCTCACCGTTGGCAAGGCGCGCATCTGGGATTGGCTAACGCGCCTCGGGACGTTCAATGCCAGCAAGGCCAACATCCGCGCCGGCATCGACGCGGCGTGGGTTGGGACGGCAGCGGATCTCGCGGTGCGGGCCACGATCTACACGCACTGCAAGCGGTCGGCGACGAGGGCGGAGAAGATCTTTGCCACGGGCACGGGCAGCGATGCCTCGCCGGCCACGATGGGTTACGAGGGCGCGCTGTCGTGGCAGGACGTTGATTCTGCGCGGAGTAGCTAATGGCAACCGTACAGACCACGACGTACAACAGCACGACCGACACAACGGCGCTGACGATTACGTTGGCGTCGCTGGCGACCAGTTCGACGTTGCTGGTCGGGCGAGAGTCGACGGCGATCAGCAACGCATCGGATTTGTATCTGGACGCGCTGGTATCAGGTCAGATCATGACCGGCACCAGCCCGACGGCCGGGCAGATCGAAGTCTATGTGTACGGCTACACCAAGATTGTATCGTCGACCCCGACGTACCCGAATCCATGCACCGGCAGCGATGCCGCTATTACGCTGACCGCAGAAACCAAGATGCGGCTGTATCTGGCCGACTCGATGACGACGAATGCTACGTCGAACGTAGCTTATGGAATAAAGCCATTCGGCGTGGCGCAGTTTTTTGGCAACATCCTCCCGGCACGCTGGGGCATTGTGGTGGTACATAACACGGCGGTCAATCTGAACTCGACCAGCACCAACCATTACATTCATTACCAGGGCATCAAGTACACGTCGACATGATGATGCCGCTCCCTCCGCTCTCCGCTAACCGGCCCCTGGTGACGGGATAATGGCGCGCACGCGGCAACCGAGCGGGATCGCTGTTGTCGACCCGTCCTATCCCTATGCGCGCAATCTGCGCGGGGCGTGGATATCCGGGCAGTCGGGGCTGCTGCAAAACGCATCCAAGCTGGGTGGGCTGGGCGATCTGACTGCGGTCGGAGCGCCGACGGTTATTGCTACGCCCTACGGTTTGGGCGTGCAGTTGAATGGCAGTAGCCAGTACCTGACCAACACCAGCAACGCGGCAATTACGCAATTCCCGTTCACGTTCTTTCTGCTGGTCTACATGTCCACTGGGCAGACAGGCAGCTCGCGGATATTTGATATCAGTCAAGGCACCGGAATATCCAAAGTTGCAGGCATAAGGCATGAGGACGGAGCGGGGTATCGGGCGCAAGTTTATGACGGTGGGAATAGTCAGACTAATGGATCAAATAAAGCAAAAGGCACATGGAATTCTTTTGCCGGTAGATTTTCGTCCGCCTCAGAACGATCATTGTTTGTCAATGGCGCGTTGTTCGATACCAACAGTGAAACCAGAAACGCGCTGTCTGGGATAGACCGTATAACCATCGGTTTCGCGCCCTGGGGCGCTGAGTATTTGAATGGCATTGTCGTCGCGCCGCTCGCATTCGACGCCGCATTGCCAGATGCGGAAATAGCGGCGCTGGCGAGTAATCCGTATCGATGGGTAAAACAGCAGCGTCGCCTCTGGATTCAGCTTGGCGCGGCGAATGACGCGCTCGACACGGCCGCGGGCGCGGTCGTCACGGCGACGGCGAGCGCGATTGCGGGGGCCGCGACGGGAAGCTCGGCCGTCAATGCGACGGCCACTGGTGCGACGGTCGTTGCGTCGGCATCCACGATTGCGGGGGCGCTGACTGCGGCATCGGCGGCGACGGCGGCGACGGTAGCGGCAAGCGCGAGCGCCATCGCAGGC